TTTGGCGTCCTCCCATGGGGGAGTCCGGCAGCTATCCAGAGGCTGCGTGGTCGACGACTTAGCTTGTCCCGACCCAGGTAATGGCCTGGGTGCGTCGAGGTGGTCACGTCTGGTTGTGTAAAGAGCGATGGCTGCCGCAGCTACCTGGCTCGATGCAAATGCAAGCGAACTTGCACAAATAAAAGCATGCTTGCGCATTGAATGCAAGCACGCTTGTGTATTTTTGAAATACTGTATATGCATACAGCTAGTAGGAGGCTTCTGATGTCAGTGCAGGAAAATTTCGCACGCAGGGATGAGCTCACCGGACTGGAGCGCTTAGGGCTGAGGGTTTCGGCGATGATCAACTCACCGCTGGCGCAGTTCGGCAGGAAGGTTCTGATCCATCAAATGGACACTGACAGCGATCAGGATTGGGACGCGATTCTGGAGTTGCTGTCAGAGACTGACGGCTTGGACATGACGTCCTGTGATGACGGATCGGTGATCCTGCAATGGGATGCTCCGACGGATGATGACCGGGTGATCGAGAGGGAAGTTGAACTGGGCCTGGTGCGCCACGAAGAGGAAGAGGCGCCTTTTTAACTGTGATGGGCCATTATTAGGCCCATCACCAAAGCCGAGCTAAGCTTCCGTCGGCTCGGCTACAGGATTACGACTGGTGAGGCCTGCCAACAGCTCATCTTTGGTGGCTGATGAAAGGTCAGCTCGCTGAGTTTTCAGATGTTCTAATAGATAGTCATTAGTAAGTTCAAATTCATCGAAGATTCTGGGCCAGGTTTTGATATAGGTCTTGATCTTCGGGGTAGAGGTTACCAAACCAGGCTCACCATGAATCTTAGAGGTATCTAAGCGATTATGGATTGCAAATGCCTCACTTGAAATGCTTCGGCCGACGAGAAGTAGTTCGAATCGAGTTAAATCGCTGTTAAAAGCAGGGTATCTACTTAGAATTGAAGCATACGTGTCCAGCTGTTGTAGATGCTTGTCATTTAATGATACCCCGGGGCGCTTGATCTCTACTATGACGCAACGGAAGTACTTTCTACCGCTTGGGTCGATCTGAGGCTGTCTTCGGACAAGCAGCAGGTCTACCTGTTTTTTCGCACCTTCGATTTCGACTCCCTCAGCGAGGTCGCCTACATCTACTCCCTCAATCTCTTTAATGGTTGAGCGAAGATTTCGAGTGGTTTCCGTAAAACTTGCCTCTTCAGCCCCTAGGATTTCGTATGAGGCTCCGAACAGCCATGTGTTACTTTCAATAACGGCCTGCAGGTCAGGGGTCTCGCGGACTGTGGCATAATGAGTGTTCATGATTTCCTTGATTTGGGAAATCGCCAGCTCTCGATTTTGCAGGATTTCAATGGTGTTTATAATATTGTCGAGCTTGGTTTTTTTGAGTTGATCGGCAAGTTTTGTCATGGCGGCGGCATCCAAATTTAGAATGCTTTCTAGAATTTCAAATATGCCGCTATTTTCGTTTGAAACTGACAGTCTGTCTAATAATCTTATGATCAGTCGGCGCTGTTTTTTATTATTTCCCACCAGCAAGCTTGGTTCGCGAACCAATACAGCCTTAACGATGTTCTTGACATGTGATAAGCGCCATTTTGACTCTTGAGCATCCAAGTTTGGATATTCAGGGAAATCACCGTCCTCTTCAAATTGAGATACGTGCTTTTCAGCTTGTTTGATGAGGAACTCGGCATACATGCGCTTCGCAAAGGCGCCAATTTCACTTTCTAGCTCCTTGAACTGACTGCTTACAAGGAATGCTCCGATTGGTTCGTGAAGAGAATCGCTGTCGTCGCTGTATCGGTCGAAAAGCGCGGACCTCACGTAGATCGATGAATAATATCCACGCTTGCGATTGAGACTACTGTGGAATTTATAAAGAATTTTGCTATTGGTATTGATTAGGTGGATGAAGGACTTTTCAGAGCCAGGCTTCTCTTTCCAATGAAGGAGCTTAACCTCAAATTGATCGCCCTTGGAATTTACCTTGACTTCATATAAATCATGATCTTGCGGCGTGACAATGTGACCATTCACGCGCAAAGACTTATGCGGCATTAGGGCAAGGTGCGCGCCAAAGATTCGCCTGAATTCAGAGATTATAAAGTCTTGACTAGGGAAATTGTTCTTGAAATCAGAAAGGACAACGCATGTCCCGGAGTCGCTTCCATCAAGAAAGGGATGTTGCTCAGCAGTTGGAATGGTCCGGCCTTCGATGTCGCTAAGATTGCTGCTTGCAACTCTAATGATGGCGTTGCCGCCCTCGTACCTTGTAAACCATGTGGCTGTATTGCAGATTTTATGGAATGCAAGTCGGCCGCGTCCGTGAGAGCCGTGCGTGTCATAAGAATCTTTTTTTAATGAGTCGTTGAAGCGTCGAAAGTTGTCTTGTGGTGATTTAAAATTAATGCCCTTACCGTTATCCAGAATGGTTAATAGTTCGGTTCCATCTATGTCGTTGCTCTGAATCAAAACATTGACAAATGAGGCGCCTGCATCGAACCCATTCCATATAAGCTCGGCTAGCGCTTGTACTGGCTCTACTGTTTTGAAGTGCTTTAAAATGCCACTATGTGTAATCGTATTGGAGCCAGAAAAGTCTTGGGGAATAAAATTGGCTGACAAGAAAATCTCCCTATAAATTTTGTCGAGTTAAACCTTTCTGGCGTTCCACACGAGCAGCACCTTTGCGTGTATTGCTACGTCATCGAAACGGGCGGGCTGCTTGTCATAGATCTTGTTATCTGAAATTAACCAAACATGATCCTCGTCTTTCCGCTGCAGACGCTTGATCAGGAGGTCCCCGTGCCAAGAGAGAACATAAACCCCCTCGCCTTGATAGTCATTCACCCCACGATCAACGATCACCGGGTCTTTATCGTTGATCGTTCCCTCCATGCTCTGTCCCCAGCCTGTGATCACCGATAGCGCCTGGGCTGAGGTGTAGGTAACTCCTTTTTCGCGCAGCACCTCTTCGCGGATGACCACATTCCTGATGACTTCGTTGTACTCGGCCGGTACCTGGCCATGGCCCATGGCTGCCCGGATGTCGTACTGAGGGATTGAGATGTCGCCAGGGGCCGGTTGCGCTGTAGCAATGATGAAACCACTGCCTTTATCTCCAGCAGGGTCTTCTTCGACCGCGCGAATGATGCTTTGCCGTGCTTCAGAGCTCAGCCCCTTGCCGTGCTTCTCAAGCATCTTTCTAACAGCATCTGCTGCTGAGCTGCTGCTCCCAGAGTCCTTTGCCGCAACTGCCTTGGCTTCGCTTTTGCGGGGAGGTTCGCCTTTTCCTGACAGAAGCCAGTCGACAGATGTGTCGTAGCCCTCGGCGAGAGCCACAAGGTTCTCGTTTTTGATGTTTTCAGTGTCGCCAGCAAACCACTGGCGTACAGCCTCATAGCTGATGCCGCAGGTGTTGGCGATATCTCGCTTGACGTTGCGCACGCCCAATTCAGGGCGCCGAGCCAGCACGAGCTTAGTGATTCGGTCTGTGGTCTTCATGTGCGCAATCTACAAGGTTGCTTGTCAAGCATGCTTGTTTTGCATATACAAGCATGCTTGAATATCAAGACGAGCAAAGGAGGTCGCCATGACCAAAAGCCAGGCAATCAAACATTTCGGGTCAATTACGGCGCTCGCAAAGGCGCTTGGCGTGACCTACGAGGCGGTCCGTCAGTGGGCAGATGTGCCTGAGCTGCGCCAGTACCAGATCGAGCGGATCACGAAGGGTGTGCTAAAGGCCGGGAAGGCAGACGCAGCAGCGTGACCGTGAGCATATTTTCATCTGCCTGGCCTTGCGCCAGTAGATGGCCGAAACACCTGCGAATCCATCCAGTAGTGGAATTGCAGACGAAAAAAAACCGCCTGGCAGGGCGGCTTCTCTACAACAAAGATCGAGGTCGATTATGCACCGCATGGCCGATGCAGGCAATACCACGCATTCCACGTCAGGTTTTGGCATTTCGCCAAATCTGACGCGTCAGGCTGTCAGTCATGGAGGGCGTTCGTAATGGCACGTATCCGCACCATCAAGCCTGAATTCTGGACCAGTGAACAGGTCATGGAGTGCTCGGCGATGGCTCGACTCCTGTTCATCGGAATCTGGAACTTCTGCGACGACGCAGGCAACCATCCGATGTCCCCGAAAACCATCAAAGCTCTCGTTTTCCCTGGTGACGACATCACTGCGCTTACGATGGAAGGCCTTCTCGCTGAGCTGGTAACGAACCGACTCATTACCATCTACGAGGCGGCATCGAAGCAGTACCTGCATGTCAACGGATGGCACCACCAGAAGATCGACAGACCTACCGTAAAACACCCTGAATTCGTTGAGCCTTCGCCGAGCTCTCGCCGAGAAGTCGGAGAAGGCACGTCTAGCGGTGATCGAGGCCTCACCCCCGGAAGGGAAGGGAAGGGAAGTAATACACACTCTCCGCGTGAGCCGTTCGCGATGTTCCTCGATTGGATTCCCGACCAGGTTCAGCTTGAGGCTTACGCCAAGCGAGCTGGGGTGGCCATCGAGGAATTCTCGGAAAGGGACATTTCTGGCTTTGTCGTCCATCACGACGCGAAGGGGCTGGCAAAGACCGAGAGTCAGTGGATCGCCGATCTGGTCGGCTGGAGAAAGCGCGACCTTGCGAATGCTGCGAAGGTCGTTCCTCTGCGGGCAGGGTCTGGTGGCCAGTCGCTCGATGACAGTGATACGTCGTGGATCGAGCAAGGAAGTGCCCAATGAACCCTGTCGCGGTTGTCACGCACGGCCTGTGGGCCAAGGTTCAGTCCGGCCAGCACATCCCTACTGGATACGAGCTGCCCGATGACGTGAAGGCCGAACTCAATCGGAAGACTGCGGAGGTGATCAACGACCTTTTCCGCGATCTGCGCTCGATCTGCACTGCCTGGAAGCAGGCGTGGCCGGACCAGGCGACCTACAACACCTCAAAGCAGCAATGGCTGACCGCGTTCCTTGAGGCTGGCATCTGCAGCCCCGAGCAGTTGCAGTTTGGTCTGATGCGATGCCGCCAGTCGGGGGCGCCGTTCATCCCGCCGCCCGGAGAGTTCATCCAGTGGTGTCAGCCGTCTCCAGAAATGCTCGGTCTTCCAACCGTGGTGGCCGCTTTTCGCGAAGCAACTCACAACGCCCATCCGGCGATGGCAGGCCGGGGCAAGTGGAGTCATGACGCGGTGTGGCACGCGGCCAAGGAGTGCGGATTCGAGAATCTCAACAAGCTGCCATCCGATGCCAGCTCGAAGCTGTTCGAGCGCAACTACACCATCGCGGTTCGTCGGCTTATGGCCGGTGAGCCGCTGCAAAAGATGCCGCTGGCACTCCCCGCAGAGGTTGCCGCACCCCGTACCCCGCAAGTCGGAAATTCTGCTCTGGCAGCCATGCGTGCCCGCTTGGCGGGACGCTGATCAATCAACCTGCAAGGAGGCGATCCTGTGCGCCAAACAAAACTGACCAAGGCCGCTCGCGGCCGGGAATGCCAAGTGCGCATCCCAGGCGTGTGCAACGGCAACCCGGAAACCACCGTTCTGGCGCACTACCGCATGGCTGGAACCTGTGGCGTCGGCAGCAAACCGCATGACCTGCAGGGGGCCTGGGCCTGCAGCACTTGCCACGATGTCTGTGACGGGCGTAGCAAAGCTGTAGACCGAGAGACGGCGCGCCATTACCACGCTGAAGGAGTGATGCGCACCCAGGCGATTCTGCTGGCTGAGGCGGTGGTGGTCGCATGAGCGCGACCCGTGAAGTGAAGCTGAGCGACGCCGAAGTGCGCCGGCAGGCGGCCGACAAGTCGGTGCGCGACCTGCGCGACCCACGTCACCCCGGCCTGTACCTGCGCTTCTGGAGCAACCGCGAGCGCGGAACGTGGCACCTGGTGCGCGGCAAGAAGTGGGTGCCGGTCGCCCGCTGGCCTGACCTGACCGTGGCAGCGGTGATCGCCGAGCTTCCTGCGCTGCGTCAGCGCCTGCTGCGCAACCCGGCTACCGCGCCGGTGGTGTCTGGCATGGTAACCGTGGGCCAACTGCTCGACTGGTACGGCGACCGCATGGCCCGCGACCGCTCGCTGTCGGCGAAGCGCAAGGCCGGCGCCCGTTCCGCTATCGCCCAGCACCTGAAGCCGCGACTGGATGACCTGGCCCTGGCCGAGGTGAGTGCCGACGCGCTGGACAAGCAACTGATGTGGCCGTGCCAGGCCGAGGTGTCGTTGTCCTACCTGCGGCAGATGTTCGCGCTGCTGCTGACTGCGTTCCGCCAGGCCCTGCAGCTTGGCCTGATCGACCGAAGCCCGATGGCCGGCATGCGCTTCAATGACTTCACCAAGGCCAAGATCCTGCCCAAGGCCGCTCGCCTGCGCGACGTGCAACTGCCCGAGCTGATGCAGCAGCTGGCCCAGGCCTTCGAAGCGGCCCCGGGTGACGCCATGCTGGCCTTGATGATGCTGGCCCACGGCACCCGGATTGGCGAGACCCGCATGACGCGCTGGAGCGAGATCTCCCTGGCTGCTACCGAGTGGTTCATCCCGGCGGCCAATACGAAGACCCGCACCGAGCACCGCCTGCCGCTGACCGGCCAGGTGAAGGCGCTGTTGGTTCGGTACCGAGCGACCCAGCAGGCCCGTGGCTACGAGGGCGTATACCTGTTCCCGAACCGCCGCGGTCTGCCACTGAGCGAGACTCAGGCCAGCATGGTGTTCACTCGCCTGGGGCAGGGTGAATGGACCAGTCACGACCTGCGCAAGGTGTCCCGTACCACCTGGACCGACCTCGGTATCGACGGCCATATCGGCGAGATGCTGCTGAACCACACGCTGGGCAAGATCGCCAGCACCTACATCAACACCCAGGCCATGCAGCAGCGCCGCGCGGCCCTGGAGAAGTGGCACGCCTGGTTAGACGGCATCGGCTTCTACGCCATCCACGGCCTTACCAAGGCCTTATCCGGAATTTCACACAGTTCGGCCCAGCAAGCGGAACACATGGGCTCCAGCGACCTTGCCGAATTTGTAACTAGCGAGGATTCGAAATGACTGGAAAGCGTCCAGGCCCAGCCATGGCCGACCTGAACACGATGTCTCTCGCGGCCCGCTCGGCGGCGATGCGCGGCGGGATGGAGGGCTGGGGATTTGTCGGCGGGCTGCCTGGGCAGATCTGCTATCAGGAACAGGTTGATTCGAAGTCGTGTCGGCGCTGCAACTGCGGATGCGGGCGCCGGGCAACCCATCGGGGAATGGCCAACGGGGTCTGCTTGAAGATGGGGTGCGAGCTGTCGGTGCGGCGCTGGGTAAAGGCGTCCAACGCATGAGGAAGAGCCAC